TCATACCCAATCCTTCCCCAAAAGCCAAATATCCCCGAGTTTTGGACTCGGGGATATTTGGTTTTTGGGGAATGGGGGATTATTGGGCGGGTACGTTTTATTTTCTTTATCTTTTAATAGCAATGTTGAATTTTGATATTCTATTATTTTTGTGATTTCCTTAGTTATACTCATAGATGATACCTACTTAAATTTTTAGTATTCTTTTAATAAGCGGAACAGCCACAGTTTGGATGCCATGCGTAATATGTGGATTGTTTTAATCTTATAAATGATACTTGTATAATATTGAATATTAGCGTAGCAGTCTTCTAAACTGCTACGCTATAAAATTCTACTTTTTGAACCACATCACAAGACCCTGCCTTTTTATATTCTGTCTGTTGTTTCAACTATTCTTTTCAGACTTTCATATGGCAGATATTTTAAATGAGCTAGGTTATTTCTACATTCTTTAAAAAAAATAAGATCGTTGTAATCTCCACTGTTCATGTATAGATCATTGTTATTGCATAACCATTTTAACGTCGCAAGTTCTATATCATATTCGGATCTTATCTCTTCACCTTTCAAATTTGTTACGCTGCTATCCAAATGGATATTATATTTGTATTTTTCTATCAGATAAAGCCTGAATCGTTCAATCAGTGGAAAGAATACTTTAAGCTGTGCTTCCCAGATCTTCCTGTCTAGATCGTCTGTGAACGTAAAAGATTCCATATTGCTCCTTATAGAATTAGAAATAATATTGTTGATCAATGAATTTGTGTCTTTGATAAGCATATCACTGCTTGTTATCAGTTCAGCGGCGAACTCAGGATCATTATTGGAACAAAGCGTTGCTAGCTCGGTCGCATAATTTCTGAAAATATTGTGTATTTTGTTGGAGGATATTGTCATCATGCACAGAATCGTGATGTCATAGTTATGCAAATAATCGCCTCTTTTAAATAGTCTTATCCCGCTGTATTTACTTTTCAAATTTGTTTTAGTTTCTATGATAAATCTGCATTTTTCTATTTTAGATTTATGCAGTTTGTTATAGTTTTCAATGAAAGTTACCCAATCATGTGTTTGTTCATCACTCAGGTCAACGAGATAGATAAAACTGTGGAGTAGACTTGTTTCATCTTCTTTATCGGTCAAAAATTTTTCATAGCCGATTGATGTTCTATATTTAGAGCGAAGCTCTTTTTTTACAAACGATTCCATTAAGTATTCTCCGGGAGTGCGATCTCCAATCGATCTTCCCGATATTTCATGCGTCTTGTCAACGCCAGAAAAGATTTTTGCCTTGATTATATCACGAAGCGTATCTTTCCATTCGCAATTTTCAGATATGGAATATATGACGCTGCTTCCGCCTTTAAGGACGGCAGCAATGTCATCTATAAATCTTACAGAGTTTGGGACAACAGTCCACCAGCGTTCGTTTGTGTTCATGGTTTATCACTCCCCAAGATACTGTATCAGTTTATCATCGATCTCGCTTTTATCCTTGCCGAGCATCTGAATAAAGTTGTGACGGGCAAACAGGTAGCGATTTTCATTGTTCCTTCTGAGAATATTGAGTTCGCAAAGCTCGTCCATAAGGGCTGCAAGCTTATCAACGCCTTGTGATACTATCTTTTTGATCTCAAAATCTTCGGCAACTTCCATGATCTCACTGACAGTGAAGCCATTAGAAGAATCAATATTGTAGCTGCAATAGGCAACCAGAGTTGCAATGATATCATAGTAATTATCAGTATCAAGCTTTAGGGTGATATCGAATTTGCGTTTAATATCTTTGTTGAAATTCTCGTCTGAAAGTATTTTCTTTATCTGTGTTTCAGTGAGTTCATATGGTGGTGTCTTGTCAACTGTATAGTCTGCATAATCTTTTTCCTGCATTGACTTTATCAGAGAAGCGCAGTATTGATGTATAAGGCCAGGAAAATAATTGGTTGATGCAAGTATCAATGAGATGAGATACTCCTGATCTTTTGGAAAACGCACGCCCAGATAATGCAGAGGTGTTTCAAGAAGTTCTCGTGCTTCCTGATTGTTAAATGGTCTTATGGTCTTAACTGTAATATGTGGAAGCGTGGAATTATCATCATTGGCAAGTTCTCTTTCAAACTTAACAAGATTTCTTAATCCTGCAAAAACAAACTTAAAGCTTTCATTTTCTTCTGCCTGAAGTGATTCCAAGGCTCTGATCGGGTTATAGTCTATATTCTTACTGCTTTCAAACAAACTGTCTGCTTCATCTATCAAAAGAAGAAAATATGGTATTTTTTTCTTTTCCTTGTCGTTCAGGCGAAGCTCGATGAATCTTGCAAGTTCATCCCAATTGTTTGTCTTGTTAACATCTTCGAGAATATTCTCGTCAATAAGCTTTTGGGAAACCTTGAGTGCAGCTTCTCTATGGTCAAGATTTTTGATCTCAACATATACGGCTCTGTTTCCTATATCGTCTTCGTTGATATCTGTTTTTGCCATTCTCAACAATGCGGACTTACCAAGCTGTCTTCCGCCGCAGATAACGTTTGCACCCTTAGGGCTTTCAATATCTCTGAGCAGTTTTGCTCTTCCCATAAACATTTCGCTTGGTATGGCTTTTGATGCGTCTTCCATATATGGCTGGAAAGAAGCAAACGGAGCTGTTATCTGCATCAGTATTCGGTTGATAGAACTCTTGCTCTCCTCGTTTTTATCAGCAAGATAATACATAACGACTCTGTCTATCACTATGAATATCTTATCATCTGGCATATTTGCTTTGATCTTTCGTGCAAGCTCTCTTCTGTCATGCAGTTCAAGCGCCCAGTTTACTATCATTATTGTATTTTTAGTTGTTCCTATCTCATTGATAGCGTCCAAAATATTATTATAATCGGTCTTGCCGAAAAGACACATGACCCTGAAGCCTTTTTCGACAGCATAAGAACCGAATGGATATATAGGGTGCAGGTAATTATCTCTTTTTCCGTTAAGTGGTTTCTTGATAGACACATTGTAACAAGCCTTCTTGCCCTGATAAGGTTCAACAGAGTCTACATTGAAACCTATCGCATCGAGGAAGCTTTGTACCTTTTGGATATTATCTGCAGTAGGGAAGTTGTTTATCAGACTTGAAGCGAAATTACTATGCTTGTTGCCATAGCCACTACTGAATCTGTTAAGGCTAGTGATAAGGGAAGCATTACTGATTTTGCTGTTATATACGATCTTGAATATCCTTTCGTATTCCCTGATAAAGTCTTCAAGGTAGTCTTTTGAATCCAATGCGGTTTTGTTAGTAAAGTCCTTTTGCTGGATCCTATTAATGATATCTTCTACTACAGTATAATTTTGAATATCCATCATGGACTCAGCAGATTTTATCAATTCCTGTGCCTCTGGTGTATCAGCATATTCTTTTTTTGCATTTTCAAGATGAGTGCTTAATGTTGTCATTCTTGCGCTTGCATTTTCGTCAACAGTATGCTTGCAATAGTCAAGCATTCTATTAAAAAAGCCGAAGTTATGTGTATTCATGGCTTTTTCATACTGCTTATCAACAAGCAAAAGCAGGCGTTCTTTGCGGTCTGTGTCTATTTTTCCGTAGCTCTGGTCAAGCTCAAGGGTGCCGATAAAATTGCTCTTTATCAAGTGCATCTGCTTTAAAGCGTCAAGTGCATTTGCCTCGATATCATTTTTATCGTCGTCCCACTCAGTGTTTTTTGCCAACCTAAGATATTCTTTGATCAATTTTGCGCAGCCATAATCATCACTTAGGTGAAGATCACTGTCGGGAGTTCTGTTAAAAATCTCGTCTATCCTTTCATTGATATCTCTTGCAGGCATATCTGCATGACGGAGTATCCTGCTGATAGGAGAAAAGGCATTTATAGCAGATAATTCGTTTTCGATCACAGGAATAAAATTATCATCAAGCATGACCTCTGCATAATACAGAAAGTCCGAATAATAGTATTTATTGGAGTTATCAATAAATATGCCATTTAATTTTGATTGGAATTCCAATAACACTGTTTTTATGCAGGCGTTGCCGGCAATAGTATATCTATCTCTGTCACCAGATACGGCGATCTCATTGCATACCTGTACTGCATTATTTATTACTTCAACAATGTCATGCTTTTCGTGCTCATAGGTGTTATGATTATCATTTTCTGTGTACAACGATACATAGTAATACCAGTCAGCTATTTCTGTCAGCATTTTTGAAAGCATTGAGAAAAGATTATTTCTTAGTTCTTTTACAAGTTTGCTTGACTTGTGCTTTTCACGCTGAACTTTGCCTGCTTGTTCCCAGTTGAAGTCGATAAATTCATTGATCTTATCATTACTGATGTTAGAACCGCGAATTTCAAAGCCATTATTAATGAAATCCTGAGAAAGAAAATCATGGACGTATTCAAGTATTTCATTGGCTCTATCATCTTCAGAAGCGGCTCTTAAACAATCATACAGAGGATTGTCCTTTTTCAATATCATTTTTACTGTTTCTATATATCTTGGAAGAGCTTTTTTCTCTTTGATAGGATTATTATAATATTGCTCAAAATATGTCTTAGCGTTCTTGACGTGTTCATCAATCATTTTCGATGTATTGACATTTTCTTTTATACGATAATCGGCATAAGCGTCTATGCCCTGACCATTTGTGGAATCCTTGAACTCAGATAGTTTAAGAAGCAGTGCCATAACATATTTGTTAACGTTAAGGTAACTGTATCCCTGAATAGTCGCACTAAGACTCTTATATTGGTAATCGTGCTGATTGCCTTGGAATAAAGTACGGAGTACAGCACATATCCTGAAAAATTCTGTCAGGTCAGAATAATCAGAAGCTTCATTGTCAAATATTCCAGAAATAACGCTTGATGTATAATTGCAGGACAAAGCAGGGTCATTCATTGCATAACCCAAAGTGGTGTATAAATGATTATAACTTTTATTCTGCATTGAAATGGCTTTTAAATAGGCTGACGCACAGGCATACTTTTCTTTTTCAAGCAAGCCGCAAACAGTGTGCAAAAGTTCTTCATCATCAATAAAGAAAGAGTTTGTAACACTTTCACTATTTTCTTCCTCACTGTTATTTGATGTTTCAGTGTCAGGTGTTTCATTCATTACTTCGGTCAAAGGCTCGTTCCGAATGATCTCAGTCGATTTAGTATCTGTATCTACAGCATCAGTGTTCTCTTGCTCTATAGAATTTTCGACAACATCAGAGCTTTCATCTATTTCAGATTCTGATACGGAAACAGGCTCATCTACTGTAGCTGACATTTTGGATTTAAGTTTTGACTGATAGAGATTTTCTATATATTCCTGTATATCATTACTTGTTATATCACTTTCTGTTTCCAAGTCGATAAAACGATCTTCATTAATAACATACAAGACGGGCTTTGCTTCATTGAAGCATTGATAGTTGTTATGATAGTAATTGTATAGAGAATCACATTCTTCTTTTGAAAAACCTGCAACAATAAAAATATCAATATTATTGGAATACTCTGAAAAAGTATCCTTTGATTTATCTATCAGTTTTGAAAGTTCCTTTACATTTGGAATACAAGCAGATATGATATAAGTATTCACATTTATAGAACTTGGAAAATTAAGTTCGATTCCATTAAATCTAAAGAAATTGCTAGAATTGAATGACGTGGCATTTGATTTCCAAGACTTAACAAAATAAACAGGTGATGCTGCATTCAGATGACCAATTGCGTTCAAAAGCATATTGTTGAAAACCGGAGAACTTGGTGGTGTTCTATCACTTGGTGAAGTAACAGAATGTGGCTTGAAAGAAAAACGGCTGTTATTTTTTAGCCACAAAACATTTGCCCTATTTAGATTTCTTTCAAGCGCATTGCTTGAACTATAAACAGGTTCAAAATCACCTAGCGTGATCTTATTAGCATAACCAAGCTCAAACATTTTTTCTGCAATGGATATGTTAGCTAGCAAAGGTGTCATTGCCCACATATTGCTTCTTAAAAATCTTTCGTTCAAATTATCATATTCTGAAAAAAGTGAAGTTGCAGCCTTATGAATCGGGATCTTCATATCTTTCTTAAAATCCTTTGTTAAAACGTTTATGCTGTCTTTGTATTCGACATTGGCTACTCCAATATCAGAATGGTTGCAAACAATTATTCCAGTTTCTTTATACTTGTTTTCAAGCATCTCATCAGTTATAAAGCTTATGCCGAATGTTTCAGATATGCTGGACTGCATTGCATTTACAAGCTGCTCGATACTTACAGTTTCGTTATCAAGGCGATATTCGTCAGTTAGTACAGAGTGTAACACCACATGATTTTTACCTGATAGATCAGATGTTTTATTGATAATATCACGGCATATTACACATTCATTTATAGTATCAGACGATATAAACAGCTAGTCATATCCCTCGTTTGCTTCTTCTACAAAATCATTAAGGGCAGTAACAAAGTGTTCCGCATCATCGCTGCCATTAAGGCAAAACGAAACATACAGAAAATTTAGTCCTTTTTTGCCCAATATTTTACAATACCCTGCTGATATATAGTATGTATTTCCTTTTGATTCTTTTGAGTCGATAAATTCTGCGTTTTCATCTATTTCTTTTTGTACTGAGTCAAACATTTTGATTCTAATAAACGATTCTGCACAAGTGCCTAAGGTCATAAGATAATTATTGATACTATGCTCAGGGACGCAAGATTCATCTTCAGTAATCAAAAATGAACTAGATCTATTTTGGTTATATTTCTTGACTGCTTTATATCCTCTTGCGCTGATATGAAATACATATGGCAGATCGGCGGTGTGTGCGGATTCAAGGTAACCGGCTTTGACGAGTTCATCAGCCGAAAGCTTAAGGCTTTCATCTGTTATATCTTCTAAAGGTATATAAAGGAATGGTATGGAGCAGCCTTTTTCAGATAACGCCAATATTGTTTTAGCTAAGTTGTTCTTCATAAGATTTTTAAATTCCTTATGGTCAACAGGAACTGAAACCTTATTTGATACAAATTCAAAATTACCGACGTTACTTCTCAATGATGTGTTGAACAGTGTGACAGCTTCATTTGATGATGTATTGTTATCTTCCTTATCTTCAACAACTTTCTCGGCAATAGGTGCCATGACTGGTACTGCTGAAATTTCGGTCATCACTGATTCTTTATCAGGTGATGTGGTTTTGGCTATTGTTTCAGGAACATTCTCAGCCACAGTATCTTGCAGTTTGCTATCGCCAATGTAAAAATTGCCAAACAGCAGGTTTGCTATTATATCTCCGTCAAATTGACCATATATAGTTTGTGCCTGCATAGTTCTTTCATTGTTATCGTCAAGCTTAACAGCATCATAAAAAACATCATATGGTTTAGTTGAGGTCTTATAATCCTCTATAGACATACTTTCAGCGTCGATAGCCTGAAGTTTGTCCAAATATTTTTTCAGCATTTCCTTACATTTGTCAATATCTGATGTGATACTGCTAAACCTAGATATAACCGCTTTGGCTTCATCAAGTTCCTTTTGTTTAGCCAATGACTCGTCGAGCAGACGGATCTTCTCTTCAATGTCATCAATCAGTTGGGGTACTGATTCATCTGGAAACAGTTTCGTATATTCTGTTCTTAATGAATCCTGCAACTGCGAAAAATCAACTGCTTCAGAAATGATTTGCTGAATGCTGTCATTTTCCATGAGCATTTTATCATTAACTGCTTCTTGAACATGGTTTACCTGTTCTTTGATGATGTCCAATCGTTCCAAAAACTTATTGGTCAGCATCTTCAATTTTTGAGTATCTGCCATAAATGCGTCCTTCTTCCAAATAATAATACGATATGATTTTTTATAGGATTACATACTAATATTGGTTAATATTATAGCACATTCTACATAATCTGTCAATATAAGCTGCGTGATTTGTTATAAAATAAACAATAACTGATATCAAACTGACTAAGCACTTTGAATGCAAATATTATAACATATTCAGACAAAATTATTTTTAATATATATTGACAGCAAAACAATTTGGTAGTATCATACTGGTATAAACTTGATTTTTTAGGGGGTATTCTTATGAAGAAACGAATAGCAAGCTTGTTTACCAGTTTGCTTATGATCGTTAGTTTAATGGTCGTTATGCCAACTATGTCGGTGAGTGCAACGCAAAGTAAAATAAACAATTTTAACAAATCATATACTTTAACAGGAAATGCACAAAATGATATGGTTGCTATTGCTAAGGCACAAATTGGAATGACACAGTCACAACTTGGTTATACGGAACAATGGTGTGCAGATTTTGTTAGTGATTGTGCAAGACTAGCTAATCAGAGCATTGCAATACCGGCAAATGGCTCCTGCTATAGCTTGATGAATGCGGTAAAAAATGCAGGAGGTCATACTGTTAGTAAAAGTGAAGCACTTCCGGGAGATTTAGTTTTCTTTAGCTCGTCATCAAATCCTAATGGTGGTGCACATGTTGAATTGGTGTATGGATATTCCAATGGTGTTTTAAAGTCAATAGGTGGAAATTGTCATATAGATGGCGTTTCTAAAGTTTATGATCGCTCAAATGGTAAAAGTTCATCTGTTTCATACTATTGTGTAATTAGACCAAATTATACGTCTTTACTTCCTGGAAAATCAACAATAAACGTTAAGCCTGGAACATCATATAAATGCACGACGTTCAACTGGACTGCTTCAAGTAATACAAAAGTATATTCAATTAAAATACATAAGAATGGTACTCTTTTTAAGGAAAATACTACTGCCGCAACGAGTTGGAGTGTGATCCTTCCTGTAGGAGATTATGAAGCGTATGTTGATTCGTGTAATGATTCAGGATATACTTGTAGTAACACTGTAAAGTTTACCATTGAAAAGGGTAATCCTGTTCCTAGCAGCACAACTGTGTCTGCTTCCGCAGGCACGAATTATACGCCTACATCAATTTCTTGGTTAAAAACGGCAAATACCAATGAATATGATGTGAAAATATGGAGAGGAACGGCACAAAAAGGAGAGGCTTACAAGATTTTATGGGGTGAGAAAGGAACAAGTTGTCTTGTAGATTTACCAGCGGGATATTACGAAGCCTATGTTGATAGTCGAAATGATTATGAGTGCAGCATGAGTGCCAACATTGTAAAATTTACTGTTACAGATGGAAATTATTTGGATATAGGTGATGATTTTTATGCGTCGTTACTCATATATAAAAATTGGCTTAATGTTACTAATGAGAATGGTTCAATAACTGTACAGAAAAGTGAGAATGCTTCTGCAAGACAGATTTGGTTTTTTGATAGACAAAGCGATGGTTCATATACTATAAAGAACTGCGCTGATGGGAGCTATTTAGATTCTTGTAGTCCAAATGGTGGTCTGGCTCAATCAAAAAAGTACAGTGGGTCAAATACTCAAAAATGGTACATTTTTGGAAGATGGTCTGGAGAGTATTATTTTAAACCCAAAAGTGTAAATATCGTGCTTGATGTGAAGGGCAATATTACCACAGGCGATAAAGTGCAAGTTTGTGGTTTGAATTATAGGGATTCACAAAAATTTGCTATATACAAACTTGATAGTTATATACTCCCTTCAAAGATCAACTTGAACTCAGGTTCTGCAACTATAGAAGCAGGAACAACCAAGTCTTTAACTGCAACGATTTTACCGACAAATTCAACAAATAAAACGATTATATGGTCTACTAGCGACGCTTCTATTGCGACGGTAAGTGGTGGTACTGTAACTGGTAAAAAAGCAGGAACAGTAACGATTACAGCAAAAACAACCAACGGATTAACGGCAAATGCACAAATAAAAGTTGTTTCTGGTCATACTTTTGGCACATGGACTACCACAAAAAATGCAACTTGCACTCAAGTTGGTACAAAAAGTAGGAAATGTACAGTTTGCGGAAAAACAGAAACACAGACCATTGCAAAGACTGGACATAAGTCAGTAACTGACAAGGCAATCCCTGCCACCTGCACAACAGACGGCAAGACGGAAGGTTCGCATTGCTCAGTTTGTGGTGCGGTAATAAAGGCTCAGGAGATAATAAAGGCAACAGGTCATAAGTTTGGCAATTGGACAACCATAAAACCAGCTACCTGCACGGAAAGCGGTACACAGATCAGAAAATGTGAGACTTGCGGTGCAACTGAAAGCAAGCGCTTATCAGCTAAGGGCCATACAGAAGTTGTTGACAAGGCAATCCCTGCCACCTGCACAACAGACGGCAAGACGGAA